AGGTGCAGGAGGTACAACTTCATCTGCTGGATCAACTAACGGATCTGATGGTTCTGCACTGCAGGGTGGTGCTGGTGGTGCTAACAGCGGATCTTATGCTGCTCCTGGTGGTGGCGGTGGTGGCGGCGGATATTATGGCGGCGGTGGTGGTGCTGGTGGTTATGATGGATATAATGGAAGCACTAATCCTGGAAGAGGAACGCAATCAGGTGGAGGCGGTGCTGGTGGTGCAGGTTATATTGATGTCAGTGTAGTTGGAACTACAGGATCATTCGCCAATGAAACTAATGAGAATAGAGGAACTGCTGGTGAAGAAAGTCAAAATTCAAGAATTGTTATTAATGCAACATATATTGAAGTAACATCAGAACCAGAATCTTCTGTAGTTAATGATGGGGATACAGTTACATTTACTGTAGGAGCATCAGTAATAAATGGTGAAGGTGAATTAGTAAGTTTTCAGTGGCAGAAAAAGACATCTGGTATTTGGAATGATATTTCTGGAGCAAATGCTGCTAATTATACTACACCTACATTAACTATTTCAAATACTAATCAATCTTATCGTTGTGTTTTAAATAACGACTATTGTGCAGAAAAAATTAGTGAAGAAGCTCTTACTATTGTAGCAGGAGCAGCAGAAACTAATTTCGTAATTACTAATACTGGTCAAACAAATATACCAATACCATCTGCTGCTTCTGAGTTTACATTTAAAATCTGGGGTGCCGGTGGTGCTGGCACTGGAGAAGGTTTTCCTGTTAGAGGTGGATCCGGCGGATTTGCAATGGGTACTATACTCATTCCCGAATCTAATACAAATAACATTAATGTATTTGTTGGTGCTACTGGTTTAGGTTCTCCTTCAGGTATGTCTGGATATGGTGCTGGTCGTGGTGGTCAAAGATCAGAAATGTCATTTGGTTCAGATATTGTTTACGTTGGCGGCGGTGGCGGATCAGCACAAGCAGGTAATGGTGGATTTGGTGGCGGTGCTAATAGAAATGGTGGCGCTGGTGATGGCACATTTGCTCCTGGTGGCGGTGCTAGCACTGGAGGAGGCGGCGGTGGCAATGGCACCGGTTCTAGTGGCACTACAGGTCGTTCTGGTGGCGGAGCAGGCGGTGGTTTCCCCTACAACACTGGTAACCGTGGAGGTGGTGGTGGATCAGGATATTATGGTGGCGGCGGAGGTGGTGGTGGTAATGGCACCACAGGACAGTCAGGAGGAGGCGGCGGGGGATCAGGATATAAAACTGGGTCCAGTATTACTAATTTTGTAACTGCTGATGGTTCTAGAGGATCTACTACTGCTCCATATTCAACTGATCCTGATTATGTTTCCGGTCGTGGATCTGCTGGTCAGCATGGTCTTGCTGTAATTAATTTCCTTGTAGAAAATCAATTAGTCATGACTGGTCTTAGTACTTCTACTACAACTGATATCAGTGCTTTATCTTCTACTATAACTCTCACTGAAAATGTTCTTTTATCACCACTTGATGGTGATTATGATGTAGTCATAAAATGCCGTGGGGGAAGTCCATCTGGAACAGGTGCATATGTTCAGGGAACAATTCGCATGACTAGTGGAAATATTTACAGACTTCATTATGATGCTTACTATGCGGCAGTTTTCTTTGGAACTTCGGTAGATGGGAATAAGTGTATAATGCTTGGTGCTCAGGGTGGGAATCAGGGAAATGGTGTATATGGTGGGGTTGGTGCTGGTGGTAATGCTGGATATCCATCTGGAAATGCTGGAAGTAATCTCAATGCTTCTGGTGGCGGTGGCGGTGGAACCACTAGTGGATATAGATCTGGATCTGGAGGTGGTGGCGGATATCCTGGTGCTAGCGACGGATATAGTGGATCTCCTGGAACTAACGGTGGTTTCTTTAGTGCTGGTCGAGGTGGTAATGGTGTTGATGGCAACGGTGGACGAGGTGGTATGGGTTACTACGGCGGCGGAGGCGGCGGTGGTGGTTGGGACTTAGAATATAATGCTGGTGGTGAATTTGGCGGCGGAGGCGGCGGGGGATCTTCCTATTATGGAGGTCTTCCAAAACCTTCTATCAATTCTTATAGTCCAGCAGAAGTTGTTGTCAGTAATACTTCTGCTGGGAATCAAGCAGGAGGAACTCAAATTCAAATCATCAGTGTAACTGCTGTATAACTTGACAGATTTTGGTTATCTTGGTATACTATTTGAGTAGTCAATGATTGAGTAATGGCAAAAAGCCCAAAGTTCGGTTCAAATGTAAATATTGAGTCAAAACCGAAAAGAACACGTCAGGGAACTGGTAAACATACTAAATATAGTGCAACCTCCAGTAATGGAAAGCGTAAACGTTATCGAGGACAAGGAAGATGAGCGAAGAAACACCAGCACCAAAGTCTTATGGTTATGTTGTAGGCAAAAGAGCCTCTGAGCAAGATCATCCAGATAAAGAAAAGTCTGATGAGTGAAATTGAAGAGCATATTAAAGAGTGGATTGATAAAATTTCTGAGTTTAGACCAGAACTAAACAATTTTGCCATCTGCCCTTTCTCTTCAACAGCAACTTATAAGATTATTCAAGCACCTATTGACGATATCATGCCTTCAACCGGGTATGATGTCGTCATTTTTGCTGTTGAAGACTATTTGGATGTCAATGCTATTCAAATGTGGTGTGAAATTTACAATACCATCTACCCCGAATACATTTTTTTAGAAGATTGCGCTTATTCACATACTTTCATCAATGGTATTCAGACAAATAATGCGAAATATAACTTACTCTTATGTCAAAGTAAGGAAAAATTGCGAAAAAGTCGTAAAATACTAGCAGAATCGGGATATTATCATCATTGGAACGATGCCATGATGAAAGAAATCCTTGGAGAAGATTTTGATATTGTAAAACACTATAAATAATTGAAAAAAACCATATCAAATGGCATTAAAAGCATCAAGATCCTACAAGGACTTGAGTTTCACATTTAAAACCAACCCTTTACGGAAGGATTTAAACCTTTTGAAGGATGAAAATGCGATTAAGAGGTCACTCCTTAATCTTTTTTCTTACAGAAAGGGTGAAAAGTTTTTTAATGCTAGTTTTGGTAGTGGAATTCCTGAATTGTTATTTGATCCATTTGATTTTGTTACTGCTGGATCAATAAAAACTGAGATAGAAAATCTAATTACTTTATATGAACCCAGAATTAATCTTATTGAGGTAGTTTTGGATCTGAATGAAGATCAATATGAGTATGATATTCAAGTAATTTATAGTATTCCTGATACAGATCCTCAAATTTTTACTACTTCATTAACATTAACGTCATCATCAAAGATATAATCCATGGCATTCGCACAAGTTAGTTCCCTAGATTACGCTGATATCAAATCTGCCTTGGTTGATTACCTGAGGCGAAATACTGATTTCACAGATTATGACTTTGAAGGATCAACACTGTCTTCTATTGTTGACCTCTTAGCATATAACACTTATTACACTGCCTTCAATACTACGATGGCAGTTAATGAGAGTTTCTTGGCGTCTGCCTCTTTAAGAGATAATATTGTCAAAGTTGCTAAACAACTTGGATATAGTCCAAAATCAACAACTTCAGCAACGGCATTCCTCAAATTAAAAGTTGATTTTAGTAGTGTTGCTGCAGTTGACCAAAGATTAGTACCATCATTCCTTACTCTTAAGAAAGGTAATTGTTTTATTTCATCAAATCCAGAAAATAGAAATGAAACCTACCAATTTTCGATTTTAGAAGATGTTGTATCTCCGGTAGTAAATAATATTGGATATATTTCAAATGTTTCATCAGATCAGTTGAAGGTTACTGAAGGAATTTACTTAAATTTTAGTTATGTTGTAGATAATACAATTCCAAATCAAAAATTTGTAATTCCTACTGCTAATGTAGATACTGAAACCATTAAAGTAGTAGTAAGAGAAAATGCTGCAGCGTCAAAAACTGAAATTTTCACAAAAGTTGAAAATATCCTTGATGTAACTGCAGTTGACAAAGTATTTTTCGTTCAAGAGACTGATGATTCTAGATATGAATTAATTTTTGGTGATGATGTATTGGGAAAAAAAGTTACTGACGGGCAGATTATTGAAGTTACTTATATTGCATCGTCAGGTAAATCAGCAAACAAATTAAAGAATTTTGTTTTCTCTGGTGAAATTTATGATGAAGATTTAAACAGAGTTTTGACAGGAATTACAACAACAGTTGTATCCGGTTCTGATGGTGGTGATGATATTGAAGATAGTGAAGTAATCAAAAGAAATGCTCCTGCATTCTACTCTTCTCAGAATAGAGCGGTAACATTAGAAGATTATAAGGTAATTACTCAAAGACTTTATTCATCAATTGCCGATATTATTGTATATGGTGGTGAAACTGAAGATCCACCTGAATATGGTCGTGTAAAAATTTCTATTAAACCAAAATATAGCGATATTTTGAGTAATTCTACTAAAAGAGATATTATCAGCAAACTTAAGAAATATACAGTTGCTTCTATTACACCAATTATCGTTGATCCATCAATTGTTGATGTAATTTTAAATACTAAAATTTATTACAAGCAAACTGATACTAATCTAACATCTGAGCAAATAAGAAACGTTGGAATTCAGAATTTAACTCAATACAGGGATACTAATAATATTAGTAAATTTGGTGGAATTATTAGAAAAAGTAGAATAACTACAGTTATTGATGCTTCTGAAAGTTCAATTACAGGTAATGTTACTGATTTCATATTAAGAAAGAAATTAGTACCCGCACTTAATACTACAGCTCAATATTTGCTGTGTTATGTAAATCCATTTCAAACATCATGTGCTGGAAAAACTACTATAACAAGTTCAAAATTTAGGACTGTGAATTATCCTAATGATGATTCATATATGGAAAATACTGAGGATGGTGCAATTAGAATATATACTATTGATTCTGCTACCGCATCTAAAAAAATCCTAGTTGAAAATGCAGGAACTGTTGATTTTGATAATGGTAAGGTGAATTTAAATTCAATTCAATTTGTTAGCGGCAGTAATGAAAATAATGAAATTTTCATTAATGCTATTCCCCTTAATGATGATGTGAGTGCAGTGAGAGAAGTATACTTAAATCTCTCAATAGAAGATAGCATTCTCCAGGTATTCCAAGAAGTAGCATAAAATGAATCTTAACAAATTAACTATCTCAGATCTAGTAGATCAGCAACTACCAGAGTTTGTTGTAAATGAATTTCCTACATTTGTAAAATTCTTTGAGGAATACTATAAATCATTAGAATTAACCGGTGGTCTTCTTGATATCACCAATAATTTTCTTGATTATAAAAATATTGATAACTTAAGAAAATATAACCTTGTTACAACTTATAAATTGCAGCAAGCAATTTCTACTACTGATGAAAGCATTGTTTTAGACAGTCTTGATGGTCTTCCTTCTGAAAATGGATTAATCAGCATAGGCAATGAGATTATTCTTTATGAGACCGTTAATTTATCATCTAGAACGCTCTTAAATTGTAAAAGGGGATATACAGCAACAACTAAGTTTGATGGCACTGCAACGACCGTGCAGAGCAGTGTAGCAGCATCTCACCAACTAGATGATAGTGTAACCAATTTATCAAATCTTGTTCTATTTCTTATCTTAAGAAATTACGAACATCAATATCTTGCTGGTTTTCCATTCGAGAATATTTCTTCTAGTATTGATAAAGATACTTTAATAACAAATATTAAAGATTTTTATAATTATAAGGGAACCGATATTTCAATTGAGTTTTTATTCAGAGCTTTATTTGATGAAGAAGTTACAGTAAAATACCCAAAAGATTATGTAATTAAATCTTCATATTCAGATTTTACCGTAGATGATATTATTAAAGTAGAGGCAATTGAAGGCGATCCATATGACCTCATTGGAAATGAACTGAAACAAGCTGATGCCAGTGGAACTGCAACGGTTAGTGCTGTTATTGATCAAATTTTAATTAATAATATTTCAAATTATGCTTCTGCTAATAAAACTGTTTATGAATGCAGATTAAACGTTCTTAATCAGCAATTTTTTGAAATTCCTAAAGAAAGTATTCTTAGAGGAGTTTTATCACCTACAAGTTCCGTAGTTACAGTTGATAGTACAGTTGGATTTCCTCAGTTAAATGGAATTATCCAAATCGATGATGAAGTCATTACTTATCGATATAAAACGTTCAATCAATTTATTGATTGTGGTAGAGGCACTTATAATACTGTTGCTGTTGCTCATGCAGATCTAAGTGATGTTAGAACTACCGAATATCTTTACGGATATAGTGAAGGTATAGAACTTGAGTCAAATATAGTATCCATGAGGTTACTTGGTGTTGCTTCTAGTGTTACTATAGATGATGGTGGTGCTTATTTCGAGGAAGCTGAAAAAGTAGAGTTGTCATTAGATGGGGATACTGATTCAAGGGCACAATTTACAACATGGAGAAAAAACGAAACTGGAACTTTCTCAAGTAGTTCTGATATTCAGATTGATGCTAATGTCAATACTATTACTACTGAAGTATCATCTGTTTACAAAGATGACAATAATGCTTACATAGTTTCTTCAGGACTTCCTGAACATCCAATTGGAAACTTTATTGGAGCTGGTTTTAATGTAAATAATCAAAATCTTTTAAAAACAATTCCACTTTCCACTGAAAAAAATACTCAAACTCAATTTACCGGAAATAAAGCAGTTGGTTTGTTTATTAATGGTGTAGAAGCACTTAGTTCTCAGGATTATGAAGATGTTTCATTCGGTAATATTGAAAGTGTTGAAATTATTCAAAAAGGATTTGGTTTTGAGACTGATATTCAACCAGTATTCAGAGTAGCAAATGCTACCGGATCTGGTGCCACATTTAATGCAAATATTATAGATGGAAAAGTATCTTCAATATCAGTTGTAGATGGTGGAAATGGATATACTCAATCTCAATCATTAGAAGTTACATATGGATTTGATGCTACTGCAACAATTGCTAATGATTTAGATATTGTTGATGGATCTATCAGAACAATTACAGTGACCAATGCAGGTCAGGATTATGTTGCCACACCTAATGTAGAAATTATTGATAGCACTGGTAAAGGAACAGGTGCTTTCGCTATTGCTGAAGTAACTAATAATCAGTTGACTGGTGTTATTGTTCTTAATGGCGGTGTTGATTACAGTGATAAAGATACTATCACCGTAAGGATTGTTTCTAAAGGTACTGGTGTTGTTGCTAATGCTGTCGTTAAAAAATGGTCTTTTGACAGAGTATTTAAAACAAAAAATTCTATTGATACAAATGGTAACTGGATACCTGCTCAGACAATTAAATCCGATACTGGTAACGGTTATCTGTATCCAAGTAGAAACATTGCATATAATCTTCAGTATGCATATCCATCAAATCCCAAAATTCTTAGACATTCATTATCTGATAATGTTCAGGGTGTAAATGCTAATTATGATGAAAAAACTTCTGGGTTTGTACATTCTCCAATTTTAGGATGGGCATATGACGGAAATCCCATCTATGGTCCTTATGGATATCTTAGTCCAATTGTTCCTGCTAATGGTATTTCTAGACAGACTAGTTCTTATGTATTAAAAACCACTGCAGAAGCTACTAGACCTAGTGTAGTAAAATATCCTTTAGGTTCTTTTGTTGATGACTATGAATTCATTCAAGGATCTGGAAGTCTTGATATTAATAATGGTCGTTTTTGTATTACTCCAGAATATCCTGAAGGAAGATATTGTTACTTCCTCACAGTAGATAGTTTTGGCGCTGGTGTTTATCCATATATTATCGGAAAGACATATCATTCTGTTCCATCAGAAAATAATTTTAATATTGAGTTTAATCAGCAAAACGAAAATAATTTACCTAAAGAAGCAAGAAGAATTAGAAGTTCTGCTACTCCGAGTAAAGGTTTTGATGCTATTTTATCAGTATCTAATGTAGAAAGAGGAACTATTGATTCTTTTGTTGTCAATGAAAGTCAAGATACATTTAAAGTATTAGACTCTTTGTATATTGACAATGACGACACTGAAGGTTCTAGAGCATTTGGTAGAGTTGAATCAGTCAAAGGTCAGACTATAACCACAGTATCATATCAAGTTTCTCCTGGATTTAGTCATCCACAATTAACAACAACTAATGGAATTCCCGATAATCCATGGCCTGTTGATATTAGTGCTCCCTATCTAAGTCAAGCAGGTATCACATATGATATAAATGTAGAAACTTCGACACCACATTTATTATCTGATGATGACATTGTAACCCTGTCATTAGATAGAGATGCATTATCAATAACAAAAACTTTTAAGGTAAGAGTATCTAATTATCAGAAAGTAAATTATACAGTGCCTGTTGTTGAAACTACCTTAGTTGCTGACGTTGCTTTCAACCAGGTAACTATTAATGTAGATAACTCTGATAATTTTAGAGAAGATGATTATTTGAAAGTTAATGATGAAATTTTAAAAATTACTTCAATTAATTATAGTTCTGATCAAATTACTGTTGAAAGAACTCAATTAAATACTCCATTAAGACTACATGCATCTAGTAATAAAGTATCCCTTTACATACCAGATGATCATCCAGATTACAGATTAACTGTAGGAACTGCAATTACAAGTCCTGGTGTATCAGGAACAATTTATAGTATTGATAAAGAAAATTCTTCTATTGAAATAAGAGTTGGTTCGGGCACACTTTCAAATACAAGTGTTATTACAGATACATCTTCACCAACAGGAAGAACCATTAATATAAGCAGTGTGGAAGACACTAAAATTTATTGGGAATTTGATCCTACGGGAACTGGTAATCATTATATTCGTGATTTATCTTTTAGATTAATTAGAGGAACTGAATATATTTTTGATACTAGTGACGGAAGTATTTTTGGGTATAGTTTAGTTTTCTCAGAAGATTCAGCAAATATCAATACTCTCACAGGTGTGACATCTGTTGGAACTCCAGGTACTTCTGGATCATCAGTAACTATCACAAAAAATGGATTATTGAATTTTGATGTTTCTAGAGTATATTATTATGAGCAGAACTCTCAAATTCTTTATAATAAAAAGTTTTTCTCAGTCCTTACATTTCCTGATGGTGTTAAAAAAATTAAAGTTGTTGATGATACCAATTTCAAATTTACAATTCCTTTACAACCCGAGCAATCTGCATACACAAATGTAGTTTCATATAGTACAACTTCACAAACTAGTATCGGTGCAATTAATACTGTCTCAGTAGTTGATGGTGGTGAAGGTTATAAAAAACTTCCAAAAATTTCTGGAATTATTCATACTGAATTAGATGCAGCAAAATTAGCATATTCAATTACTGGCGGATCATTTAACGATACATTCAGTGTTACAAATCCTGGAAATAGATATTCAAGTAATACAAAAATTGTTGTTGATACCCTCACTGGTAGTGGAGCCGTCTTAACACCAACAATTGTTGGTGGTAGAATTATTTCAGTAAAAGTTACTTCTGCTGGTACGGGATATGATGAAAATGATACTATCAGAGTAATTGATACTGGTGCTGAAATTTTCCCAATTAGTAATAGTATTGGCAAAATCAAAACTATTAGATTTAATAATAGCGGAAGTCAGTTTAATCCCGACAGAACATTCTTTAAATCTTTAGTATTCAAACAAAAAATAATTATTACTGGTATTTCTGGTGGTACTTACAAACTTTCTGAAAATATAACATCTTCAGGTGGACTATCAGCTAAAATTGACAAAATAAGACAAATTGGTGTAAACATTTATTTACTTGATTTAAAGATCAACTCAGGATCTCCTAAAGTAGGAGATACGATTACAGGGTCTATTTTACAGGTAACTTCTACAATTTACTCTGTGACAAATCCAGATGTCATTGGAAATATTTCTGGATTTATTTCAAAAGTTGGTTTCTTTGATTCTGATTTAGGTAAAATTAGTGCTTCATCACAAAAAATTACTGATAGTTATTATTATCAAGATTTCTCCTATGTTATCAGAAGTACAAAATCTTTAAGTGATTATAAAAAATATGTTGATGAAACAACACACCCACTTGGATTTAAATTATTTGGTGAAGTTTCTGTAGAAAATGATGTTGATTTTGAAGACACTGTAACAGGAAACCCATTCAGTATTGGTCTTGCTGACGATCATTCTGCTAATGAAGTTATTATTACATTACCTAATGTAAATGTAGAATCAGATATTGTTTTCAAAAAATATGAAATTTCTACGCTCAATACAGCTAATTTAAAAGCGTATCGTGGTGTAGGAGCTGCTCGTCTTAATTTCTTAGATAATCAAATTGAAGCAGTGCAAATTGCAGATCTTTCTGCTGATATTGATGCTAGCACTCAAACATATACCTTGACTACGCAGGATGGTAATTTCCCATTAGATACTTACAATACATCCATACTTCTTTCACTGAATGATGTATTCCAAGAACCATTCCAAACATCTACTGTAAGTGGAATTAGTTACTCTGGCGGAATTGCGACTATTACTACTGCCGTAGATCATAATTTAGCAACTACATTGGCAGGTCAAACATATCCTAATCAAAAATATATTCATATCTCTGGCGTAACTAATACTGGTAATTTAAATTTTAATGACCAGTTTGAAGTATATGATGTACCATCAACAGATACAATCAGAGTTCTGTTTAATAATCCTAATGGTTTTCTGACAAATAATAATCCGGCAGTTTGTGCTGATGTTCAATCAACTATTGATAATTTAGTTAGTATTTTAACATATTATTTAAATAATCCATCTGTTGCACTACCCACAAACAACACAGGCGTTTGGTTGGATGAAGCATCATCAACTGTTATTAGTGCCAATAGACACAGAGATGGCGCTAATTTAATTGATCTTAATAGATTTGAAATTATTGATAGAGCTAATGCAGAAATTTCTCTACAATATCCCGATTTCTATTATCCTAATGATCCTCAAACATCTGGTTATAGTAGACAGAAAGATGCTTACAGATTAATTCAGCAAAACCGTAAAGAATTGATCGATAGAGGTGCTGCTGAAATTGCGGTTCAATATCCTGATTTTGTATATCCTAATGATCCTGTTACTGCAAGTGATTATCGTTTCAAGGATGCTTATAGACTAATCCAACAAAACAGAACTGAGATTATTGATAATGCTTGGACGACTATGCAGGGCGGATCAAATCCTGCGGATGCTGCTGTAGAAACCAAGTGTAAGCGTGATATCGGATTGTTTATTGATTACACTTCACTTGACCTCGTTAATGGTGGTAATGAGTATGCGCGTAAATTTGCGCTACAGTATTTTGATGATCAGGGTAATCCTCTCACTAATGGTTTACTTGGCGAAGAATTAGCATCAAATGATGCTTTCAATGCCGCTAAGGACAACATGATCCTTGCATTCACTAATCAACTGACAGTTACTGATAGCACGATCACTCTTGATCCTGCGGGTGCTCCTCTATGTGCCAATGTAACTTCTGCCATCACTGTTCTTACTGGTATTGTTACTGCTGCTATCGCTGCTGGATCTACTGCTGGTCTTCCTGCTGAAACTATCGGATCTGATAGAGATGGTGAAGCAAAATGTAAACGTGATCTTGGATTGTTTATTGATGCCGTATCGCTAGATCTTCATACTGGTGGTAACGTATATGCTGTTAAATTTCTTAAAAAGTATTTCAACGCTCAAGGAACATCATTTATCTCGAATGGTCTTTCCGGTGAAATTCTAGAATCTATTACTGCGTTTAATAAAGTAAGAGATTTGATGAAGCAAGCAGTTGTAAATCAACTTCTGGTTAAGGATCTTACAATCACTTCTGCTAATGCAAATTATTGGGGGACTGCGGTAGGAACACCAACAGATGTCACGTATGATGCTAATACTGGCGTCTCAGTTATCACGATTGCTAATCATGGATTGTCTAATGGTGAAGATGTCAAGATCAGAGATAATGGATTGACGTTTACTTGTGAAATGGATGGGAATGTCAAAGAAAAATCTTATCCGAGACTTCTCGATGGTAATTCAAATACCGCAATGCCGGTTTCTAATGTTACTACAAATACTTTTGAAATTAATGTTGGTGCTTCACCGATTGTAAATTTCAATGTTAGTGATGCTACTTATACTCCTTCCACTGGAGATGTTGAGATTAATATTGGTACTCACTCATTACGCGCAGGAACATCTATTAAACTTGCTGACGAAGCACTTACGTTCACCTGTGATTTTGACAACAATCAAACTCAGCATAGTTACCCCAAGACTGCTATTTTAAGTGAAACTGTTACAGATGCCTCTTATGATCCAGTACTTGGTATTCTCACTGTTACTGTTAAAAATCATGGATGGGAAAATGGAGATCTTATTAAATTTGATAATAATTCATTAGTCTTTACTTGTGGAATGGATGGAAATGCCACTAATCACAGTTATCCTCGCGCTGGAATTGATCCTTATGCAGACAAGTGGATACCCATTTACGCTGTAACAGGAAATACTTTCAGGGTTGCAGTAGGAGTTTCGTCCAATACTTCAGTTCACACATTTATCAGTGCTACTGAAAATGGTCTTAAAAAGAAAAAAGATAAGACATATGATACTGCTGTAAATATTGTTACAGTCACAGCAAATACGATCACAATCAATGTAGGTAGTTCAACTGATACATCAGCGCATACATTTATTTCTGCTGTTCCAAATGCTGTCATTTCCGGTGGTGATTATCCACACACATTTGTAAGAGCAGTCGCTGATGCTATTGTTAGAACACAAGTCAGTTCTCCTGTTTTAAATAACAGTGATGGCGCATGTGCTGATGTTAAATCAAACATTGATACTCTTGTTGAGATTGTAACAATATACTTAAATCAAGGTTCATTAAATTATCCAAATGCTCTACCGGCACAATCTGTGAGAGTTCCATCTGCAGGTGAAGCAAAATGCAAGAGAGATTTAAGTCTAATTGTTGATTCTGTTATTAGTGACATGAGAACAGGTGGTAATTCCAACATCAGAAGTTCTACTGAAAAATATTTGGATGGAGCTGCTTTATTAAGCAATGGTCTTGCGGGTGAAATAAATGAATCCATCACTGCTTTCAATAAGGCAAGAGATCTGATGAAACTTGCAATCGCTAACCAACTTTATATTCAAGATTTAACTATCTTACCTGATTTCCTTACTACTTCAGGAACCATTGAGGCATCGAGTCTCACTAATTCTATTTTCACCGAAGGTCAGTTTGAATATTCTAATGCGGTACTCAAACTATATGAATCTGTGGCAGAGGGAACTGTATTCCATAGTACTTTCTTCAAATTTATTTCTGCTGGAGATGATGCTCGATATTCATATAAAGTAAAAAATATCTTATTTGATGGAGTTAGCACTGATTATCCTTTATATAAAATTAATGGCACTAATGTTACCACAGAAGCAGATGAAAATTTATTAGTGTTTATCGATGGTGTTCTTCAACTTTATGGAGAATCTTATACCATTGACAGAAGTGTAAATCCAAATATAATTAAATTCACTAATGCAATAGAAAAAGATAGGCATTTCTTCTCTTATACATTCAGTAAATATAAGGTCTTAAATAATTTTGCGGATCAATTTAATTCTAGTGCAAAATCATTTGAATTTAAATTTGGTGATGATAACATTCTTCCTCCAGACGACCATCAAATGTTGGTGATGCTTGATGGTGTTCCTCAAGTAGAAGGATCTTCTTATACTATTGTTGATAACGTAATTACATTTACTGAACCACCTACTACAGGGAAAAGATGTTTTGTATTATATTTCTATGGAAAAGTCTTCGATAAAACTATTTCAATTTGGAATGGTGAAGTATTTGAAAACTTAGAATATATTGGTCAGAACAGTCCTGAAGGATGTCAATATTTAAGTAAGGTTGCGAATACCGGAGATATTATTAAATCTGGCGATAAGATTAGAATTGATGGTGAATCAGTCAAAGAAATTATTAGAGTTGAAGAAAGGGCACTTAAGAATACAGATAACTTAGTTTATACAGCATTAGTGTATACCGATAATTCATATATTCGTGGTAAAAATGCTGTTGCTAACGCTGTAATAGATCCTAGTGCTACTGTGGTTTCAGGAGGAAATCCAGTTGGTATTGATGGAACTGTGGGTGTTGAATTTACTATGGGAATTCCTACAGTATTTGCTCCCGGACCAATTACTAGTATTAACATAACAAATCCTGGTCTTGAATATGATGTAGCTCCTATTATTCTATTCAAAACAGAATGTGATAATCCAGGAACGGGTGCAGAAGCTATCGCTCAAATTACCAATGGTAAAGTAACTAATGTCATTATTACAAATGGCGGTTCTGGATATACAGAACCACCTGAATTAATCTTTGCCAAAAAATATGAGATCATTAGACCTCATACACCATTGTTTATGAAAAATAATACAATCGTTGATATTTCTTTAGCAAGTGTATCATTGCCCGGATTTAACGTCGTAAATGAAAGTGAATTGGAAGATATCATTCCTTTAGTTTCAACTCAACTCACCACTTCACGCACTAGTATGCTTGAAATTGAAAATAAGACTAACCGAGATACATCACGTCCTGGACTTTCTTATGTTCTGGAGACATTTGATAATAACAAATTCTCGTATGAACCTCAAGAACCTAATGATCCATTAGCACCTTACCTCGGTACTGGTGTTACTATTGAAATGATTAACAGATATGCTCCTGCTCTTACAGTTGGCGACTTCACTACACATAGAGGGGCTACGCAAGGAGCGACTGAACCGGCAATTATCAACATTGGACCAGAAGCGTATGTGACATATGGTCTTACATTGAATGGTAATATCAATGATACTGTTACTACAATTACAGTAACTGGTAATGTATCAAACTTCCCTCCATCTGGATATCTAGAATTTGGTGATGAAATTGTTGAATATACTTCAATTTCAGGACAAGATTTTACTGTCGTCAGAGGAGTGAAAGGAACTACAGCAACATCACATTCAGATACAGATTATTTAAGACTCGCTTGGCGAGG